CAAATCCGTGTTGGCAGGCAGCACGCCTGGCCTAACGAAGTGGGCATCATTGAACTTCTGCAGGATTTCCTGTGGGATATCCATGAAAAAGCTCTCACATGGCATGCCGTCGGCGTGCGGATCGGTGTCCAGCATCTGCTGCTTGTTGATGGGAGCTGGATCTGACGCATCCGAATCGAACGACATGATGACCTTGCCTGTCACTCCGTTGGTGGCGAACTCGCTCACTTCCCTCTTGTAGATGAAGCGGAGGTACTCAAACTCATACTTCTCGAAGTTTTGAGCGATTCGTGCCAACCACGGGAATGCAGCAGCCTGTCCTGGGTTGACCGGGAACTGCTGCAGAGAGAAAGCCGGTTCTGCGGTAGGAGTGATCTCCGCAATGTACTCTCTCTCAAAAATGGGCATCGACGCCTTGTTTCCGTACCCACTAAAGTTGTTTGTGGGTCCTCGGCCTGCAAGGTAGTCGCGTCCTCGATCAGCTCGGTCTGCCATGGCACGACCGTTGCGTTGAGCACGGCGCTTGCGCTGCCGTCTCGCCTGACCGGGAGTCCTTTGTTTCTTCTGAGGCGGCTGAGGGCCACCCGAAGCATTGCCACCAGTACTGCGACCGCGCTTACGACCAGCGCGGCGAGTAGGTGCATTGTTGTTGTTCATGTTGCTTGCCAAGTCAAGCGTGGATATATAATGGCTTTCCGAGATTACTCACATTCTTGTCATTGGAGGAGGATCGTTAAACCCCGGGGCCGCCAAGCCCCTGTTGCTCCAGTGGTTCCTCGCTCAGGCATAGTCCTTCTCGGACAATGCCAAGAACACGGGGTCGCTCAAGAAAGCTGGGAGCCGCGTAACTGCCCCAATCAACTTCTCTGCCCTCACGATGTCTTGCTCAGCGAGCCCATAGCGGTCGCAAATCATGTCGATTGCGTGCGCACGGTCGACGGAAACCGAGGAAACATTCGGTTTGCACCATCCATCTTCCGAAGCACTCACCACTATGGTCGTTTCTTTCCCAAGCTCACCAAGCTTGCGAATAAACGGCCCGAGGATAGGATAATCACTCGGGACTTTAGCCATGGACTGCGATATAGCATAGGAAAGGGTGGCCAACCCTTCTGCATAATCTCGCTTGGACTTAGAAAACAGCTTAACTGCTCGGTGCGTTTTACCCAGCTTGACAACTTGGGAAGGGAGGGGGAACCAACAGACTTCTCCAGTCCTGTCTCTCACCCACCACCCCTTGAGGAAAGTGGCCTCACTCAGACTCATGTGCGACTTGAACTTCAACTCGAATCCCATCATATGGGCAGCTCGCTCGGGTTCTCGGCCCATAGCAAACACTTCCAACCAATAACACAAATTGGACATCGAATTTATGACTGTGGTCCAGTCAATTCCCGTCGCCAGCTGAAAACCGGCTTTTCCCCTAATACGCACCCGCTTGCCCCGCGCCTTATACGGCATGCTGCATACCGTTAAGATCAAGTCGATAACCAGTGGTGCTACTCCCAAAGCCACCAACCAGTG